GAGATTGCTGAATTGGATTCTATGCTACAAGACACAGACACTAAAAATGTCAGGGCTTACATCTCTTGTGCTTTTGGTGCTCCAAATGAAAAAACTGATGAGAAGAAATTGTTAGAGGCTATGCAAGCAGCACAACACATGGCTGATACTGTAGTTTTATGCGACACTATAGGAACTGCTCATCCATCTTCAATATACAGAACTCTTGAGTTATCAAGACATATTGATTCTGATATAGCACTTCATCTACACCACATGAAAAACAAGAAAGATAACATGTTTCCAAACATACAATCAGCATTAGATTGGGGTATTACTCAGTTTGATGCCAGTATTGGTGGTTTGGGTGGTTGCCCTTTTGTTCCCGGTAGTGGTAGTAATCTCTCAACCAATGACATGGTAAGATATTTGCATAAAAATAATTACGAAACTGGGCTTGATATTTGGGAATTAGATTCTATTGCTAATGTCTATGCTACTGAACAAATTGTTCCTCACACTCCTATTCGTTTACGAGTTAGAAATAAACTTGAAGAAATCTTTAGTAAATCGCCTGTGAGCAGCAAGTGGTAAATAGGTCAATGAGGAGGTCAAACTATGTGGGGGTCAGCATTGATTGAAGACGACTTTGGTGAAGTTCATTCTTTTACCCCTGTTTCCGATGGAATAAAAAAATCTCTTAAAAAGCAACATCACTTTGCACCCAATGGAGATGGTTGGTTTGAGGCATCTCTTGGTTGTAACGCTGAAACACTTGTTAAGCGTCTACGCAAAGCAAGAAGAAACAATAAAGACAATCGTGAAGAGATTGATAGTTTCATAAAAGATGTTAGAGCAATTAAATCTCTTGAAACAGATATGACAATTAAGATGTTATCTTGGGCTACACCGTATAATAACACAATAAAACAACTTGGACTCAATGACCGTAAACTCAAGAGTCTGAGAAAGTTTGGTGAATCTCGTTGTGTTAATCTTGAAAGAGCGTGTATGATGTGGGATAAGGCTGAACAGACGCTGAAAATGCTTGACGAACATGAAGATGTTTGGGGAGTTGAAGAGCAACAAGCATGGGCTATGGCTATGAATGACCGTAGTGCTGCTCGTAAAATGTGGTCTAACGCACTTCATCCGATTGACAAACTTAGCAAGGCTGAAAAAGACTTCTTAGAGTTTGCAGCCGAAGAACTCTTAGTTAAAGGCCCAATGAAAGTGACCACTATTCGCAGTAATTTTTCAGATGCTGGTATGCTTAAAAAATCACAGACTGATAGAAAACTTGCTACACTCATGAATATGTATGGCGAAGATTTGGATATTGTAAAAGGTGCAGTGCGAGGGACTTATGTTCGTATCTCAAGTGATGGATTGGTGTTAAAAGATGTGTGGTCTTACAGTGCTGGTTTCATTGATGCTGACGGTTACATTACCATAACTGAGCGTGGTGAGCCTCGTGCTGGTATGATTGCCACTGGAGATAGAGGAAAAGTTCATTGTGAAGACTTATTCAAAACATTGGAATGTGGTGTTCTATCTACTGACAACAAAGTATACAAAGACAGTCAAAGAAGTCAGCATCGTTTACAATTTTATTCAAAGGCTGATTTACGAAAGTTACTTGATGGGGTGTCTCCTCACCTAAAGATGAAGTCCACTCAAGCAAAGGCTGTTTTGGCTTATCTTGATGAAAAGGACAAAACTCGTAAACAAGAACTCAAGCGTTTAGTGCGCTACGAAAATTGGAAAGATGACAAAAGAAAATCTCGTGAATTATTAGATGGTTGGGGAATAGATATGGACACTATTGGTAAATACAGGGAGGGACTATGATGGCTGAAGAAAATGAAGGAATTGTAAGCCGTTTTCTCTCGGCCTTAGCCAGCCCGTTTAGACGAAGAACTACACCTCAACCTCAGATGCCGTTGTATACTACTGGTATACAAGAGCCAGTCTTAGCACAAGGTATTACTTTACCAGCACTTTATGCTGTATCAAATGAAAATCTAATCCTTAGAACAGTCATCACAAAACTCGGTCAAGAAGTATTCCGTAGAGGTTATTATTGGGAAAAGAAGTTCCGCATGAAATGTGTTGAATGTGAAGAAGAGTTTCAACATGAAGTTGAATCATGTCCTTCTTGTGGTGGTGAGGTTCGTAAACCTGATAACGATGAGAAGATGTATGCTAAGTGGTTGCTTGAGCAAGAAAACTCAATGGAACAATCTTTCATGCAAGTTCTTCATGAAGTTGAGCGTGACTTAAACATTGTAGACGACGCATTCCTGATTATGATTAAGGAATACTATGTTGATGAGAAAACTGGAGAAGTCCAGTTTTACAGAGTCAAAGAACTCATTCGTGGTGACCCTATTTTTATGAGAATTATTGCTGACAAGCGTGGAGTCCGTGGTGGGCGATACAAGATTTGTCGTATACATCGTGACCAAGTTGCTTATCCGGGTCAAGAACCAAAGTGTCAGATTTGTGGCTCTCGTTTAGTTGATGCTCACTATGTCAATATGGCTGGCTCAGGTAAAAATCAATACTTCATGAAAGGAGAAGTCATTCACCTTTCAAAATACAATCCGGGTAAACTCTACGGGCGCTCCCCAGTAAACACACTATGGCGGCAAGCCATGACTCTTACTGCTATGGATAATTACATCTATACCGCTTATCAAAAGCGTAGAATACCAAAGGGTATTGTGAGTGTTACTACAGATAATCTTGAATCAATGAAATCCTTTTGGAAAGGAGTTGATGAAAAGATGGAGCGTGACCCTCATTACATTCCTAAAGTTGGTATTGAATCGTCTTCGGGTCGTGGTGGTGTAAACTGGGTTAAGTTCATGGACACACTTGAAGAGATGCAATACATCGCAGTGCGTGATGAGATACGAAATCGTATTGCTGCTTTTTATGGTGTTTCTTCAATCTTCATGATTGACAATGGTAAGTCAGGTGGGTTAAACAATGAAGGTCTACAGATACTTGTAACCAATCGTGCTGTAGAATACGGTCAAAAAGTGTATACTGATGTGCTGTTCCCTCGGATGCTTCGTGAACTTGATGTAAATGACTGGAAACTTACACTTTATCCAAATGAAGAAGAGGATGAAATTACAAGATTACGCCGTGATGAGATGGAGGTTAATCTTGCACAGAGAATGGCTATGCTTGGTTATGAGCCTGAATTACTTGAAGAAGGAGATAGAGATGTTCGTTTCAGTTATCGTAAGAAACCACCTCAACCTGAAGGACAACCTGAAGGTCAGCCTCAACAAAAGCCGGGTGCTATGCCTCCTCCTCAAGCGGGTGGTGGAATGCCACCAAGACAAGCCATGCCTCCAATGCAGGGCGGTGCTATGCCTCCACAGATGATGCAGGGTGGTAGATTACCTCCACAGATGATGCCTCCATCCCAACCCGGTGGAGAGGGAATGGGTATTCGCACCCCACGCTCACCAGCAAGACCTCAACAAAGAGGTAGTCCGGGTGCGGGAGCACCTGTGAGTAGCGTTCAACAAAGAGGATTAGCACCATCAATTCCTCAGCAAAATGCATCAAGACTTCAAGAGAGTAGAAGGCTTCGTGGGGCGTAAGGCTATTTAGGGTGGTATCACTACGAGTGTAATAGAGGCGATACTATGGACTTACTGAAAATGAATCCAATGGCACGAAAATTAACTGTTCATACAGATGCTTTTAACAAAGCATTGGAGAGCAGTGACCCGTTTGCAGCACAGCAACATCTAAATGAAATTATGAAGTTTGCTGGGTATTTGAACGAAGACATTCATTCCGCTATTGTTAAAGCGGAATCAGAACTGACAACTGTAGTTCAACCGGGAGAAGCGACTATTCTCAAGATGAGTGAGACAGGAGCAAAGTTTGATGTCTCTCAACGAAGTGATGTTCTACCGGGAACAATTATGTCAGCAAGAACTGGTAACGGTATGCGTAAACATTACGGAACTTTTGGTCGTTATTCTCCTAAGTGAAGGTGTTTAGATGAGTGAAGAGTCTGTTGCTGAGCGTTTGATGAATGCTCTAATTTCTAAAATGGAAACAATGGATGGAGACTTACAAATGCTCAAAGCCGAGAATCAACAACTTCGTAACGCAGTAAGCGACCCGATTAGTATGCTACGCAAAGCAGGTTTTGTTCCCGCTTCTACTCCATTAAGTCAAGATGTATCTACAGATGCATTTAGAGGCGATATTGGAGTTGAAAATCAAATGGACTCAGGATTACTCAAGAGTCAAAGTGAATACTCAAACAACGATATTCATTTGATGTCTTGGGATGAGATACATGAAATGGCTGAACAAGCCAAAGAAACAGAGGTGACACAATGAAACCCATACCATCCCCAATGAGCCGAAATGCGTTAGATTTAATGAACAAAGCACAGCATCTTTCTGACCGTATTGATGTTCTTTCTAAGGAAAAATGCCCTGATTGTGAAAAGACAAAAATGGGCTGTGCCAAGATGGGCTGTGGTGGAAAGATGGCTAAGGCTGACATGGCTACCAAAGACAAATACTGCATGAAAAACTTTGGTAAGAAATACTCTGAGTGCTCAGGAAATGAAAAAGCACAATGCGATAAAGCGCATGGTAAGCCTGACAAAGATGACAAAATGAAGGGTGATGGAACATTCACCATTGGCGATGCACAGCGAAGAAACGCTGGAATGGCAACAGGTGAGCCTCGTGATGAACCTGATTACTCAGAAGAAACAGGTTATGCTCCTCCCCCAATGTTAGACATGAACGCAAAACCAACTGATAAACCTGATATGAAACTGGATGAAGGGCCACCTCGTCAGCAAAAGCGTAGTGGTATGCGTGGTTCAGAGGGTCGTGGTGTAAAAGTTAAGAGGCCGGGATTCCGAAGTAGTGAACCAATGCCTCTAAGTGATAACAGTCCAAGAGTAAAAGAAAGTCAGATGGCAAAATCAGTTGAGGCTGGTAGCCAACCCGGATTTACAACATCATTTGACTCTTCACCAATGGGTGTAATGTTTATGTCTGAAACAGGCGGTCAAACAAGAAATGCTTACTACACCACTAACCAATATCCATACAATGCTGAAGATGTTACCAACAAAGGTGCTACATCGGTGCAAGTTAGTCTTGACAAGTTAGCCGCTATGTTAAACCCACATGAAGGTGGCGGAGTAAGTCGTCTTGATGATGGCGGGGTTCTCAAAAACAACCCCAATTGAGGGGGAGTTTAATTGATTGAAAACCCAACAGATTGGTATTACAGAAGTCGTGAAGAACTTCTTAAATCAATTTTTGATGGTGTAGATTTACATAACGCTATTGGTGATTTTTATTTCGCCAAGATGAACTTAGACAATCATAACGAAACAATACCACAGACTCCATTAGATGATGTCTGTTATTCTATTCTTAAACAACGGCAAAAAAGACATCGTTTTGATAAAAAAGCAAAAGGCTCTACTTTTGTAAGAGGCGCTGAGATGAAACTCGGTGAGCATGTTTGGCAAGGTAGAATGAGAGAAAGACCCTTACACGAAGTTGCCTCCTCATTCCCCCATGCCGAGTTTGCTCAAGGACAACATTACCCTGAGTCACATCCACATCACAAAAAGCATCATCCTCTACGCCAAAAAAATACCATAACTGGTAGGTCGGCTATGATTGAAAAGTTGAGGCGCTTTTACTTACCATCTAAACCCGGTGGTGAAAGTATGTCTCTACGGCATAAAATGGCTGAGATGGGTAAAGAGCGTCTTGAAGAAAAAAACAATAATCCAGCAGTAACTGGAAAACTTCGTTACAACACAGAGTCGGGTAAAGAAGAAAGACATCATAATTTTCTTGGGCCTCTAAATGACCATTACTTACACGACATCTATGAAAACAATTTTCAAAAATGGTTAGACAATAACCGTGATTTAGAAAAAGAGATGATTGAAAAGTTCCCAAAACCAGTGGAACACGAACATGCTCTGAGATTGAAGCACTTTGAAGATGCAGCCGATGGTTGGGAGGGCGACCAATATCATAGTGAAACGCTTGACCCAAAGGCTACTATGTCTGAACAAGAGATTCAAGACCATATTTATTCGGGTAAACCTGAGAGTGAACTTGACCCTATACAATTCAGAGAAAGTTTAGGTCACGAAGGTTATTTGTATGGTTTGGAGTTTTTGAATCCAGTTGATAGGCATAGAGTCATTAAGCATCTACACGAAAAAGGCAGTGACCATGCTAACGCTCAAAATATAGAGTTGGGTAATAATGGTGTCATAAGCGCTGGTCGTATCAAGAGAAATCTCGCTCAGCGATTCACTGGTGAGTTTGACCACTACATGCGACCTCAACACATGCATGGTGCTAATGTCAAAAAACACTATGAAACAGTAGACGATATTCCTGATGGTGAAGAGAGATATATCAAAGCATCATTGATGAAGGCCATGCAAGAAGTTCCGTTTGACGCTGAAAATGAATCAACTACTTCAGTCTATCAAAACCTTCTTGACGAATACAATGAACTTCTACATGAGCATCGTGACTCTATGGATGTAGGCACATACGAAGAAGAAGAAAACGACGGTCTAATTCATCTCCCAGTAAAAGGAATGATGCAAGGGCGTAAAATAGGTAAATTAGAAGACGCTGAATCAAAATTAAAAGAACTAAAAATCCTTGATGAGAAACCATACGAACATGTTGATTTAGAAACAATGTTGGGTTTAATGGGATATAATGCTGATTTGACTGAAATGGATTCACACCCATTACTTCACGGCTTTGAAGGGCCGCTTGTTGATAGAGATAAAATAAAACAGGTCATCAAGGCTGCTAAAGAAATGTCTGAAACTGAGAGACAACAAAAACCAATTCGTAATCATGACTCTTTTCATTATTTAGGAAAAAATGGGCCTGACCTTGCGAATATTCCTGAAGATGAAAGAGAACATTGGCTTACTGATGAAGATAACAATGTCATAGGTCTTGGTGCTCCTTTTGCTGAAGACTTTCACCATCAAGGGGGAATGGGTAGAAATGTATTACACAAATTGGAGATGATGCATGATAGCCTACCTAAAGACGATAATGGGTATTCAATAATGGGTAGAGTAGAAGGTGACAGATTCGTGCCTAACCCAAAAACTGTAGGTCTTTGGGGTCGTTATATCCCTTCTTTGTATTCAAAAGAAACAAGGCAACACGCTGGTCACCACGGTATTACTTCTTTTTGGGATTCTTCTAATCACCGACACATGAGAAAGGTAAGGAATACAAAGAATCTACCTTTCCGTCAAAAAACATCACTGGTGGGTGGCTATTCAAATAAAGTTAGATACATGAATGACGATGAGCGTAAAGCGTATTTTAACGGCCCAGCCAACAGAAGTGCTATTAGCCATGATGATTTTTTCAACACAAATGCAATTAACGCTCTTGGTGGTGTTGGACTCAAGGCAACTCAGTCACTTAAGAATGCAAAACATACTCATCGCTTGGTTACTGCTGGTGGTAGACTACATCCACCACATGACCCTATGAAGAAAAATATGTGGCTTAACAAAAAATCCATTGGTGCGAGTAATATACTGAGTCATAATAATGAAAATAGAGAACTTTTCAGACTATTTCAACAACATAAGAAAAAGAAGGCTAAAGATATTCCTCTATCGGCTGATGCCGAAGATAAACTTGAGGAACTAATGCATGAGTATGAAGAAATTAGCAATCAAATAATGGATTTTGACGAAGGCAGCGATGAATACGCTGAACTCAACGCTCGTTTACACGCTATAGAACAAGAAGAGATGGCTATTGAAGCCGAGGCTCAACCTGATGAAAAAAATACTTACGACCAAGTATTTGACAACTCTGAAATTAAAGATGAACATGACCTTCGTGCTATAATGAGTATGGCTCAAAAAATGAAACCTGAATATGAAAAGACTGACCCCGATGCTTTTAATCCTGAGTTCCCTGATAAGTTCTTAGCCAACACTTCTCGTTTGATGCGTGATGCTAACATGGCTTTGTTGAGACTACCACACTCGGCTCACGGTCTACATACTCATGGATATGGAGAAGTATCACAAGAAATGAGAAGTGCCAGCGAATTACTGTCCGATGATGAAAACATCGTTTCTCCTCATCACACAATTGCCAGCGTCTTGGGTGCTGCTGGTAAAGAAATCTTACCAACTCATTCTCAAGCAAAGGTTCGCTCTCTTCTTAATTTACCCGATGACGCAGTGCATAACGAAATGATTGATAGATTACTTGAGGGAATGGATGCACCTACCAAAGTTCTCACACACGGTAATTTGTTAGGCACTGGGATAAGTTTTGCTGGTGAAGAGCCAAATACAATTTTTACTTCTGATGACCACCACGGTGTCATTGATTCTATCTTTAGTGAACATAAGAGAACACGAACACCAGCGAGAGAAGACCCAACTAAACATAACATTGAGAATGGTCAATTTGCTGATAAGTTCAGGAAAAAATATGGTGGTCATCTTGAATTGATGGAGCAACTGTTTAGTCCAAGACAACAGAACTCGTATGAGTCACATGGTTTGTCTCGTCTACCCCTAACTGATTTTTCTGATAAAAGATACAAGAGGGGTAGCAAAGGAAATATGGCAACTGGTAGTTTGAAAGGTTTTGCTGGTAGTGTAAATCAGGCTAAAAGTAGAGTTCATGACCTTATGATATTTGACCCTACTAAGGCCACGACAATGGAGAAAGTTGTTGCACCTTCTACTAATGTAAAAATAGCACAATGGACTCAACAACCAATTCACCCCGCTAACAGTAATGGGGCTTCTGTTCAAGACATGTTTATTTCAGGAGGAATGGATAGTGGATATGAGATGACACCAAGCGTTGGAATGGAGTTCCCCGGTAACAAAACGGCTATGGCTGGGACAAACACAGAATCTCAATTCTTACATTCTATACCTGAAGAAATCATGAAGCAACTTCATGGAGAAGAAACAGTTAAGCAAGTTCTTTCTTCAAACTATCAAGTCCCATCAGCGGTGACTAACATGAACAGAGTTGATGTTACAGGATTACCTGCTAACCTTAACCCAAGCGATATTTCAACAAGCGACCCCACTGAGACATTGATGGTGTTGATGAATCCCGATGCGCTGTTAAAAGATGACAAAGGTAGACCCCCACCTATTCTCCCTATGCATCGTATTTTCTCTTTGAAAGATTTTGAAGCATTACGAGGTTTCAGCGGAGACTGGGTAGTATCAGCATTCTATGATGGTAAGCGTATGATGATTATTCGTAAGGGTAGTCGTTTCACCGCTTACGATGAAAATAATGACGCTATACCTTTGAGTGAAGATGATAAGAAACAACTGAAAGCGGTCACTGAGAAAAATTACACTATTGACGCAGTAAGAATGGATGAAAACATACACATCATTGACATTATTGATTATGACGATACTAACATTTCTGATATGACTGTTCGTGAAAGACTCAAAGTATTGAGAGGGCAATTTGATAGCCACGAGCATGTCTTAGTTCCCGGCCCATACGATACTCGTATGACAGAAGAAGGAGGTTTAGAATCTACAGTCAAGAGTTTACAAGAGACACATAAGCAATTACTACTCCGTGATGCTAAGTCTACATACATGCGTGGAGAGCGCCGACATCCTAAATGGTTCTTACTTCGTAAAAACAAAAATGTCAGTTTTATCATCTTAGATGTTAGAGGTAAAGGGCCATACACATACCGATTAGGTGCAGGGCCACTTGACTCAGAAGGGTTTGGAAACCGAGGTGTAGACCATGATGGTAAACAATATCTTGATGTTGGAACTATCAAAAGCCCGAAGCCATTCAAAGAAGGAGATACTGTTTCAATTTCTGTTTCAGGAGTTAAAAAGCGGAATCGTGATGGTAAAACAATCTACGATGTAACCTCTTCAAAGATTGTAGGAGAGGCTGATGCTGAAAGTCCAGCGAGTCTTGAAACATTATCCCTTTTGGCTAAATCTCACCCTGTTATTCACATTCCTTACGATATAACCCTCAAAGAAAATCAAATATCTATCGTTTTTGAGGGGTTAGACGAGGTAATTTACAAGTCAGAATCCAGTCATACTGGAAATTGGGCGCACTCACCGAAGTCGGTTATGGGTGAATTAAGCCAGTCAGATTACACTTTACAATTGGCTGAAAGCGTTAGACCGCTATGGAATCAAGCAGTATCTTTAATGATAAAAGGAGTAGAACCTGAGCATTCAATGGATAAACCAAAAGACAGAAAGCGAAGTGAAAAACAATCCGCTGGTATTATTGAGGCTGAAGATGATGAGAACATTTTGAAGCCAAACGCAAAGACCATGCTCAAAACAATTACTCGTATTGCTGACCTAACAGCACGCCTTGACAATCTAAGAAAAGAAAAAATGTCAGGTATGACCAGTGCTCAGGGTATGGGTATTGATGTTGGTAGTGGGATAGAATCTCCAAGAGGCCCAACAAGACTAACCAGTGAAGAAAGTTTACCTGATTGGGACATGATTGACCGCCCAACAGAGGATTCCGAAGAAGAATATGATTCAGTTACGCAAAGGCGTTTGAAACAAAAAAATGCTAAGCAGTCTCCTACTTATGAAGCAGAATCGGATTATGAGGCTTAGCGGTTTATTCATATAGGTAAACAGACAGAGAGTGAATCAGTGTGTTACGAACTCAGCGAAGAAACATCTCGCTCCTCAAAGCAGGGAGTGACCTCATTGTTGCAGGGTATGCTTCAGTAGAGTTAGTAGACAAACAAGGAGATTTAATTACAAGAACAGCATTGAAAGACGCTTTCAAAAAGTTCATGTCAGACCCTAAATACAGAAATGTCCAATTAGCACACTCAAACATACAAGTCGGAGAAGTAATAACGAATTACACGGATAATCAAGGGAGGTTGTGGAAAAGCGAAGTAGACGATGCTGGAATGTTTGTAGTAGTAAAATTACGAGACGACATTGAAAAAGCACGAGAAGTAGCATCCGAAATACGAAAAGGCAATTTGGCTGGATTTAGTATAGGTGGACAAGCATTCAAACGAGTAAACAAAAGCGACAAAAACCACGGCTCATACCAAGAAATCTCAAAATTAGAACTACACGAAATAACAATCTGTGAAAAAGGAATTAACCCCGAAGCAACATTCAACATATTAAAAGAAGACAAAAACAAGGTGACAAAAATGACCGATGAAGTAATGGAACAAATGAACGATGTATTGAGCCGACTTGAAGGCCGACTGGACTCTATGGAGAAAGGAGAACTACCCCCTGCGCTACAAGCCGCTATGGAAAAGAAAAAGAAGGGTAAGTCTGACTCTGATGAAGACAAGAAAGACGACCAAGAGAAAGGCAACTACATGGACAAAGACAAAGACGAAGAGAAAGACAAGAAAGACGACAAAATGAAGTCTGAGTTCTCTGATGTCATTACATCCGAATATCTTGACTGGATGGAAAACACTCTCAAATCCGCTGGTGTAGACACTCACGCTGCTCGCTCTCACTTTGATGGAGTCGCAAAAGCAAACCTCGGTTCTACTCCTGAAGCAATTGGCGATGGCGCTGATTACTTTGCTGGACAAGTTAAGGGTCGTGCTCAAGAAGGAGGCAACCCATCTACTAATGCAATTGCTCGCACAACTGGTGGCGGTGGCAAGAAAGATGTCGCAAAGTCTGACTTCATTACAGGACACGGCATTGACTCACACCGAATTGAAGAAGCATACGGAGTTTTCAAGGCTGCAAAGCAAGAAGAAGAGTTCCGTAAGTCTCTTGAAGCAAACTTTGAAGGTCGCTTCGCACAAGAAACTGCTGAAGAAATCTCAAAAGCACAAGCACAAAACTTTGACGCTCGTGCTCCTCTTGATGAGGTCATGAAGGCTCTTGGAGCATTGAATGAGCGAATTGACAACCTTTCAAACGGTGGCGGCGAAATGATTGCTAAATCCGTTTCAACACCTGCTCTTGAAGTGCCAAGCACACAAGACTTGGCTAACATGACTTGGGAAGAAGTTCACCAACTGGCTGGAGGGCTATACCGCAGCGAGTGAAAACTCACAAACAACAAAAAAAATATGGAGATGAAATGATATGGCACGAAATTATGTAAGAACAGTCAGCGACATGGAGCGATACTACTACGGAGCAGGTAACTCAATGGGTTACACCTACACTGGTAGTGAACTTCTCAAATCGGATTCACCAATGCTAAGCACCACTGCTGGAACATACCAAGCAATCTACGGGCGCAAAGTTTGGTCACAGTTGAACCAAGAGTTCAACGCATTTTCAATTCTACCTAAGAAGCCGTGGGAGCGCAGTGGATGGAGAGTCATTACTGACAAGCCAAACGCTGGTGTAGTTCACGGTGGTATCGCAGAGAACGGCACACTGCCTGAAACTGTCAAGCCAACTTTCCAACATGTTGCTGCAAAGCCTAAGACCATCGCTCACTCCTTTGATGTTAGCGAAGTCGCTGTATTCCTTGCTGACAAGGATGACGGTATGGGTGACATGCGCTCAGTTCTCAAAGAAGAAATGGGCAAGCACCACGCTGAAATGGTAAACAAGATGCTTCTTGTAGACTCTGAAACTACTGCTGGTAACAACTTTGAATCACTTGACCGAATTACTGGTAACGACGGTGGAGCAAGCGGTGGACTAACATT